TATGGTCTTGCCCATCTCATTCTTTCCGATGAACTTCGTGGTAAATGTTCTTTCAGCCATTGTTCTTGCTCTTTAAATATTCCTTTGCTTCCAGCCGTAGCCGTTCTATATCCTTTTTGCTTATCTCGGTGTCCTCCGTATCGACTTTGTGGTCCCAATATAGATGGATGGTGTTCTCAAGGCTTACTCTTGTCTTTGCGTGCATATTGATGTATGCGTTAGCCATGAACCTGCACTGCTCCCAGTCGTCCTTGTGGCCGTAATACTCATATTCTAAGAGCGCCTCTACCTCGTACCATTCCATCTTATCGAGCACATAGTCGGGCGGCAGGTGGAGCCGTAGGACGAGAATAGCGTATAGCTCAGATACGCTTATGCTTTTTTTTTGTCCTTTTTGGGCTTTTCGTTCTCGTCCTTGAATATCTGATTCTTTGAGTCCTGCTCAGACACCACATCGGAGATTCGCTTGTAGAGCGTAGGGTCTGAGTCGAGAGCGTCGATGAAGTCGTCCCAGTTCAACACGTTGTCTGGGTTGTTGGCGAGAATCATCGAGTAGAAGAACAGATAATTGTCGAGTAGGGTTGTTATCTCAAACTTCCGCTTCGTAATCTGCTCCCAAATGAAAAGCGCACGTATAGTGTACTTGATGCTGTAATCTTTTCCGTTAATTCTAATTGATTTCATATCGATATAAATTAGTATATAATAAGCGCCACACAACCGATTTTGCCGGCTGCATGGCGCTCTGCGATATGAATGATTTGCAAGTGAATTATGCTGTTACCAATGCAAGTGCTCCAACTCCTGTGAACTGAGCCGTGAAGGTCGCATTCTCTCCGTTAGGAGCGTTGAGCTCAAGGCTGGTAAGCAAGGCCTTGCCTGAATACTTGCCTGTTGCCTTAGGCGTCCAACCTGTCTCAGGCACATCCGTGGCCGTCTCTGTCTTAAGAGAGAACACGAGGTCTATCGGAGTCTTCGCTATCATCAGAGCGAACAAATCCTTGTAGCTCTCGCCGTTACCGTCCTCTGAGTAGAGGTTCTCGGTCTGCGATGTCCACGAGAGCTTGTTGATGTCACTTGAGGCCCATCCGCCTCCACCTTCATCCTTGTTGGATGTGTCTGTTGTGTCTGCGCTCACTGAGAGCGTATGACTTGTCGCATAAGCGACTGACTTTCCTGCTACAAAGAGCATCAAGTCTGAACCTTTAATTTTCGTCATCTATGTAGATATTAAATGTTAAATCCTGTACAAATGAATAGTCCACATATTGTTCTGAGGCATCTGAGAGCTCGACTTGCTCGATGTTGAATCCGTTGTGCGCTCCTCTGATAGAGGTCAGCACTGATTTGACACGCTTGGCGATTTCCATCGAAGGCTGATACTTGTCGGATGCGATGACAATCTCGATGACTGCCCAACCTTCGTAGAGTCCGTCTTTGGTCAGCTGAGTAGTGAGCGAGTTACGCTGGTAGATGACGAAAGGAAACTTCGTGTCCACTTCTGCGATTATCGGGAATATCCTATTGTCGATATATCCCTGCATCGTCGTGTCATTCATCAGAATAGATGTGATTACCTTCCCTATGTCGAGTGTGTCCATTATTCCATCTCCTTATCTATCATTTCACCGAATACCTTATCTATCAGATTTCCTGCTTTCTCATTGGATTGAGACTGCGCATGTGAGAAGAAGTTGTAAGCTCGAACAGAGCCACGGCTTGCACGTTTTCGGAGCTTTCGCCCTGCATAGGTGCCCACGTATCGGATTCCTGTCTTATAGGTTCCTTTCTCGAGGATTCTCAGCAACGGATGATTGAGAATAGAAACACTCACGCCGTCAGCAGATTCCTTGGAATTTACGGTCACACCATCGAGCATGTCACGGCTGCGTCCCTTGTAGGTGGTGATGGTGTTCGGGAACGTGGCCTTGATATTGGTCCTCGTCTCCCTCGCAAGCACACCGGCTCCTGCTCTGAGCGCAACCTTCATGATTTTGCCCTGCACCGCTTTCTCGAGGTCGTTGAATGACCGGAAAAGTTCCTCGTTGTCGAACTTGACTTCTAAGTTACTCATTTATCAATTCTGCGTTAATCGTGAGCTCTCCGTATTCCGGGTTGCGCTGAATGCCCGTGATTCTGTATTTTCTGTCTTCCCAGTAGATGCGCATGTATTCTGATATGCTCGAGTTGTAGCGCAAGGAGAAAGTAAGAGAATACTGATACACGATTTCCCCATTCTCGGTGTTGAGATTCTGTCCGTTGCTCTTAACTGCGCAGCGTACCTTATCCACGACGCACTCCCATGAGGTGCTCCTGTCTCCATAATCGCCAATGGTCTGCACTGGTTTGTACACGGATATGATTTTATTCAGCAGTCCGGCTCTCATTATGTGAACTTGATGTACGGCGTAATGAGGTCCATGTAGTTGTAAGGCACCGCCTGTGGCGCTCCGAAAGCCACTGACTCTCGGTTCTCATGCAAGGTTGCAGCATAGATGACAATCGCCTGCTTGAGGTCTGATGGTATCTCTCCTTTATCGTTGCGATAGTCGGAGATGTCGCATTGCAAGACCTTCTGCACGTGGTCCTCTGCTGCTGAGAGTATCTTCTCGAGATAGTCATCCTCTACTCCGTCAGGAATATAGGAATGCTCCTTTAAGTATGCTATATCTACATAGTTGGCCATTTTACCGTATTTTTTTAAAAGAATAAGGGCGTCCGCCCAGTGAGCGAGCGCCCCAAAACCAAATGCAATATGAAGTTAAACAGTGTAAGTGATGTAGCCGAATGCCTCGTTGTGCGCTGCCAGCATATCCCACTCAGAGTTGATGACAATCTCAGTGACATTGCGCTCTGCAACTGCTGCGCTCTGTCCGTCCACGGTCATCGTCATAGCGTTGAACTGCCCCAGCATCTCATAACCGAAGTTTCCATAGAGGATGTATCCAGCAGGGCAATAGTTGGTTGCGATGACTGGAACTCCGTCGATGGTGTTGGTCGTAATATCGAGGATGAAACGGCCTGAGCCTGAATCAATGGAGGTGTCAGCAAGCTGTGCGTATGTTGCCCAGTTGATGATATATGCAGGCGACATTACCGGTACGTTTGCAGTGCCGTTTACGGCTGTGCGGAGGTCGATGAGGTTCTTGCGCTTTACCGTTGAGAGCGCTCCAGTTGCTGCTATCTTGTTAGCAGAAGGAACGTTTACGAATGGGCCTGTTGGAGAGTTCGTGTTGCTTCCTGCGGTAATATTGAACATTGTAGTGTTCAAGCGGTTTGCAACCAACTCGCTCATGCGTGTGATGATTATCTCACGGATAGAGCCTGCGCTCTGCCATATAGCGAGATTGGAGATGTCTACACGTACCGGAAGGCGGTGAGGTGTAGGAGTAATCTTGCCTAATGTCACGCTTGTAGCATCTACGGTGTCATTTTCTCCTGCCCAGTCTGCGGTGCCACCGCCAATAGTCGGATAATTCCACTGACCTTGGATTCCGTTCTGAATATGCAGTCCTAACTTACCGATGACGGTCTCAGGCTCAAGAGCCTTGATAATCTCACGGATAGAGATAGGGATGACCGGCTCTGCGGATGCAGTGGTCTGAATGGTTCCGTCAGCACGGAGGTTGAGGCTCTCGAGGCTATCAGGAATTTCCATGCGATGATTGCTGCCTTGCGAACGCAGAAAAGCATATTCCTCAGGAATACCCTTGCCTGCACTCATAGAGCGAAGAATCTCTGCAAGAGAGCGATTAGAGGATACGGCGGTAGAGAGCTGCTCGTTAGCTCTGAACTGCTTGTTACGGAGGTCGAGCTCATACTGCGTGCATTGCAGCGTTAAGTTGTCATCCTCGGCACGGAGTGCGGTCATGTGCTGCTTCTCCTCGTCTGTCATGGCGCGGTTCTCTTTGGCCAATGTGCCCTGGAGTTCATCAACTTCTGAGCGGATTCCAGCGCGCCTCTGGATAGCCTTCTTGTAATCTTCTCTTTTCATAATCTTAAATTAAAACTTGAATATTTTGTCTAATTCGTCATAGTCCCTAATCATCGCCTCAGAGCGCTTGTTTGACGGCTCTGTCTGATACTCGGGGATTGCTCTTTTGATAGCATGCTCTAACTTGTCCTTCTCCGCGCTTCTCGCATCTACTAATGTCTGCTGATAAGCAGGGTTGAGGACGATAGACACATCGCATAGGTGGTCTATCTTGTTCACGGTCCTTATGATTGTGTCGTTGCCCTGGTCGTCTGTCTCCTTTGAATAGCTTACGTTCACCTCGTCATCGTCGTTGTAGTAAGCAAAAGAGCACCCTGAGAAGTCACCTCTTTTCACGCCCTCGTAGGCGGTCTGCCCATCGGGTGTGTTAGGGCACTCGAAACGGAACTTAAGGCCCGAATCATCTTTCTCAAGCGTCAAAGACCCTTTTCCTTGCTTACTCCGTGCAAGCATTTGGTCATTATTGTGGTTGATGTTGCAGATGACGTCTGATGACCTGAGCAGGTCGTCACTGACTGCGTCGGGGCTGATGACCTCAATGACGGTCTTACATATGCTCCAGTCGAGAAGCAGGCAGCTCCTCTGATTGAACACAATAGCGTAACCCTCGATGATTCTGTTAGCGTCATCGACGGACCGAAGATTCGATACCTTCAGGTCGAAGGACCTCTGTATGATATTATTGTTCTTCATTGTCTTTCTCCTCGTCTTCTATATTATCCTGCTTTTCCTCCATTTCTGCCCCCTCTGTTTCGTCGTGTTCTTCATCCGTCATGTTGTCATTATCCTTTTCTTCGGGCTCCTGAGAAGGTGAGGACGTTTCTGTCGTTTCTCCTGTTATCTTCGCGCTCATAATCGGAGCCACGTTGCAGGAAATGAACGTACAGTCACCACCTTCCACCGGCTCTCTGCCCTCGCGAGCACGTATCTCGTTAGGGGTAAGAGCACCGGCCTGTTCCATCTTCTGATAGTAGTCTGCCTTGCTGATGATGTCAGCCTCGTAATATTTGTCAAGATTGAATGTGATGCGGTACTTCCTCAAATTCATCATGTCAAAGAGCTTTGAATTGAACTCGGTCTCTATCCGTCTGATGAGCGGTTGCAGTGTGTCTGTCATGAAGACCGTCTGACTGTTCTCAGATGCCTTGTAGTTGGTAGATGTTGATTGGAACACCTTGTCAGGATGAACACCGAAGAAACGGCATATTTCAAGGCAGGAGAACTTCTTGCTGTCGAGGAGTTGAAGGTCTGCCGGAGATAGAGATAACTGATTGAAACGCATGATGCCCGGCAAGGAGAATATGCGCTTACCGCTTCTGAGTTGTGTCTCCACTCTGTCAGACACGTCTGCGAGTTGCTTATCCTGAGCCTGCCCGAATCCCTGCACGGTTGATTGGTCTCCGCTAACGAAACCTCTAAGCGTCGATCCGTTCTTGAACATGTCTTCTTGCTGAGTGTCCGTTGCGTAGGATATTCCTAAGGTGTTGGCTGCGAACTGGAGCGTGCTCACTCCTTGGTAACCTCCGTCTGTGCAGAAGTTACGGATATGGATAATGTCGGATTCACCTATCTCAGCGAATATATTGTTTTTTTGGTCAGATACGGAATATACATCACGATAGATGTCATGCACAACGGCCAATGGGTCGAGCAAGATGAGCTCGTAAATCTCACCGTTGCGATAGGTAGGCAAAACGTAAGCATTACCATACAAATCAATCTGTATGGTAAGATTGAACAGAAGGTCGAAAGCGGTCATCTTACTGTTCGCCTTGAAAGAAAGAACGTAGTTGAGAATGTCGTTGTCTGCGATAACGAAGTTCTGATGTGATACTCCGTTCACTACGAAGTTCTTGCGCTTGCGTAGGTTCATTCCCATGGATGCGACTGCCGAAGCCTTGATGTTAAGACACCGATATAATGTGGCTATCTTTAGAGCCTTTGAGTCGTTGTAAGGGTCATCGGTCGAGTAGGAGCCTCCGCTTCCTAAGGTCACGATGGTGGAATCCGCGCGCTTCTGCACCCATTGATTCCATTTTGCTTTTAAGTTAGAAAATATAGCCATAAAAACGTTTTTATTCTTAAAAGCACGCGTTTATGGCTCTTTTTGCCCCCTCTTTAGGTTCTGACCTGCTTAAGGCTCATTCCTACGGCCATCGTAGCCGTTATGCAACCGTCTATCTTGTGATTAGCCTCTCGTTTCATCGGCCTGTAATTCTGCATTCTGTCCACATCGAGCACCGCATTGTCAAAGCAATAGGCCTCGATAGGGTTCGGAGAGAACGTGAGGACACCCTGGTCGAGCATTCTCGGGATAGCCTGTACTGGAATCGTATAGTAGTAGTTGGTCTGCTTGTACTGATACATGTAATCTCTTGCTCCTGCTGCGATGAGCAGATTCTGAAAGTCCTGCGCCCTGTTTGGGTCATATCCAATCTGCAAGATACGCAGGTTCTTTCCATGAGAAAGAATGTCCATCACAATCTGAATGTAGTCGATGATATTTCCCTTGCATAGTTTTAGGTGTCCTTCCTTTGCCCATCGTCTGTAAAGTTCCTCATTCGGGTGTCCATTCAGTCTCCCTTCAGGAAAGTAAAACTCTGTATGGATATGAGATGTCTTCTCGTTGTACAGATAGACATAATATGACACTGCTGAGAAATCATTGTCCACGCTGAGGTCTACTGCCACTTCGCAGTCAGCAGGATAACCCAGTCTGTCGATGTCAATCTTCCTGAAGTGCTTGCGTATTTCCTCTCCTGTTATCCATGTGAGCTCGTCACCGGTTTCATAGACATTGAGCAGCTTTGTGCGGAATGCCTTCATGTCAGCACGTGAGGACTGCGCTTTCTCATACATCTGCTCGTAGAATGACTCCTTAACGGTGATGCCCATGTGGGGCTGAACCTTGTACCACGTGGCCCGGTCTGACTCATCATCGTCCACATCGGGCATGAACAGATGTGCGAAGACTGCATCCGCCTTCACGTTTCCTTTGAGCACGTTCTTGTAGTATTCGAGTTTCTGAGCGAATGGAGCATCCGGCTTGTCTGATGCGGTTGTGATGGTGATGACGAGAGGATTCTCACGGATTCCCATAGAAGTTACAAGCACATTGTAAAGGTCCGCTGAGTCTGCCTGCGCATACTCATCCATGATGACCGTTGAAGCGTTGAGACCATCAAGTTTGTCTGCATTGTTGGATAGGCAACGGACGAAAGAGTCTCTGTCAGGGTTGTCCTTCCAGCGCACCATTTCCCTGTTGAGCTGAAAGTGCTTGAGTGAAGGGTCGAGACCTCGCAAGGTCTTCCGTATCTCGTCAAATGCTATTTTCGCCTGGTCGTAGGTATTGGCACCGCAATATACTTGTGCGTTAGCGTCTCCGCAAAGCAGGTCATAGTCTGCAATAGATGTTACTGATGTCGTCTTACTGTACTTGCGTGGGACATATAGACAAGCATCACGACATAGACGGTGCTGCTCATCCTTGTAGAATCCTAAAATATTGGAGAACTGAAACGTCTGCACCGGTGTGAGCTCATAGCTCTGTCTTCCGTTCACTCCATCGAACTTTAAGAACTCATAAAACTGGATGAATTTCTTTACCTCGCTGATACGCATCTCATACCTGTCGAGAAAATAAAAGAATCTGTCGAGCGCGAGAAGCTCATAGAGGTTGTGCGCGTCGAAGTTGTTGATTAGCGCGTTGGCGTATGTGTCGAGCCTTAAGTCAATCTGGCCTAACGCATACGCTTTTACTGATATGCCTGCGAGTTTTTCGCATACATTATCCTTGCATTTCCGTTCCTGTGTCTTCTCGTCATCGGTCATGCGTTTGGCTTCTTATATCTCTGATAAGTGATACCGCCTAAGATGCCGCTTATCTTGGTGAGTGAGTCGTTTTCATCCTCCTTTTCCTCTGTGGTGTCTTCATAATCTTTCCTCGCATCGAAAAGGTTGATTTCCTTGAGCATCTTTCGGATTCTGTCCACGATAGCGAGCTCGAGGTCGCATGCAGGGTTTCTCTTTAAGACCTCGTGGTCTTCACGCGTCATCTCCGTGATGAGCATGCCATATTGTGCAATGCTGTTCCGCGCCTCCTCAAGCCGTAGGAACAAAGGAGCCAGCACGCCACCTATGACTGTATCGTGCTTCTGTGAGTCATAGATACCTGCCGATTTCAAGGCTGACACAAGCAATTTTGAATAAGTGTCTACAGTGTGCTTCTTGTATGCGCTGTATTTTTCCATTCATTTTCCTCCGAACATTTTATTAATATAAGCATCTACCCTGCGCTTTTGCCAGCGTTCCATATCCTCCTTGTCGCGCTTAAAGGAGCCCATCTTCTCATGCAATGCAACGTGGCACTCGCGGCATATTGATTCGAGGTTGTCATAGTCATAGGCGAGCTGACGCATCCCATTCCATGTGCTCTCTCGCTGTATGGGAATCACGTGATGAACCTCAGTGGCCATTCTGTATTTATCTTTCTTGAGGCATTCCTCGCAAAGAGGCTGCTCTCTTAGCTTTCTCGCTCTCAGTGTCAGCCATTCGTTAGAGCGCAACAGCTTGTAGTATCGTGAGTCCCTGCTTGGCATATCACATTCTTTTATTTATGTCGGGTTTCCACTGCAAGCGTTCGCCTTCCTGCTCACACTCGTCAAATAGGTCTCTAATATCCTCGCTGATGGTGTCCTCGATGCGTTGCTTTCCACGTTCCTCACG